CAAAAAACGCAGGTAAAGAGTTAATAGATGTTGTTACAGGTGTAGATAACACTTTTGATAAAACTGTAGAAACGGTAAACAACGTCATAGAAGCCACTACAAACTATGTTAGTGAGACAGTAAAAGCAGCAAAGGCAACCGTAGACCTAAACAAACAAGCAGAAATTGCAGCAGTCAGACAACAAGGTATAGTAGAACAATTTGACAGACAAGCAGAAAAGCTAAGACAGGTTAGAGACGAAGAAAGAAACACTATAGAAGAACGGATAGAAGCAAACAACAAGTTAAAAGAAACGCTTGACGAACAAGAAGAAGCTGCTTTAAAATTAGTTGACTTGCAAATAGCAGCGGCAGCAGCACAGTTTAAGAAAAACCAAAACCAAGAAAACGAAATTGCACTTATAGAAGCGCAACAAGAAAGACTTGCCGTACTTGCACAAGTAGAAGGTTTTAGGTCTGAACAGTTAGCTAAAGATCTAGCACATGACAGAGAAAAGATAGAACTAACAAACACAAAGCTTGAAAGCGAAGCGACCTTAAGCATAGAAAGAAAGCGTCTAAACGCAAGTAAAATAGAAGACGACTTAGCAAGACTTGAACGTGAAAAAGAAATAGACGCAGAAGAAGAAATACTACAAACCGAAAGACTACAAAGAGTAATTGACGAAGCTAAAGAAGGCACACAAGCAAAAGTAGACGCACAAATTGCTTTAGATGAATTTGAAGTAGAAATTCTACAAAAGAAGTTAGAAAGAGAAAAAGAATTTGCAGACAAAAAGAAGGAAATAAACGAAAAAGAAATAGCAGACAATAAAGAAGTCTTAGACAAACGTCTACAAATGACTAATGATGCTTTTAGTGCTATTAGTGGTCTTGTTACTTCACTTGCAGGAGACAACGAAAAGGCACAAGAAAAAGCGTTTAAGATAAACAAAGCAATAAGCATAGCACAAGCAGTTATAAATACGGCAGGAGCAATAACGGCAGCAATTAATCCTGCAGTTGGTGGTTTAGGTATTCCTGCAGGTTTACCAGGTGCAGCACTTGCAGCAGCTACAGGTATTGCACAAGTAGCAACCATTGCTAAGACCAAGTTTGAAGGCGTCGGTGGTGGCGGTGGCGGTGTAGATGCACCTGCTACAAGCGTAGAAGCACAAGCACCACAATTCAACGTTGTAGGTGATAGTGGCGTAAACCAATTAGCTACTTTGCAACAACAACCGACACAAGCATTTGTAGTTAGTGGCGAAGTTACAACTGCACAAGCGTTAGACAGAAACAGAGTACAAAATGCAACACTTTAACCAAACAAAAGTTATTATAATATGAAGATAGTTGAACTTGTAATAGACGAAGCAGACGAACAAAGCGGAATAGAAGCAATTAGCGTTGTCGAATCACCTGCAATAGAAGAAAACTTTGTAGCACTAAATAAACACGAAATACTTTTGAAAGAAGTAGATAGTGAAAAGCGAATTTTGATGGGTGCAGCTTTAGTGCCTAACAAACAAATTTACAGACGTAACGACAAGACAGACGAAGAATACTATATCTATTTTTCAGAAGCGACAGTTAGAAAGGCAAGTGAATTATTCTTTAAAAAGTCTAATCACCAAAACGCAACATTAGAGCATTCAGAAAATGTAGAAGGAACTACAATAGTTGAATCTTGGATAGTAGAAAATAGTAAGCAAGACAAGTCTGCAATTTACGGTATGGATATGCCTGTAGGCACTTGGATGGTTTCTATGAAAATAGATAATGACGAAATCTACGAAAAAGCGAAGAAAGGCGAAGTAAAAGGTTTTAGTATAGAAGGATATTTTGCCGACAAGTACGACTTAAACACGGAGACACTTGAAGACCTTGAAGAAAGGTTTACAGTAGAAGAACTTAAAGAACTTCTAAGCAAAGAAGAATTAGAATCATATAGCGACTATCCCGAAAGCGTAAGCAACAATGCTAAAAGAGGAATAGACTTGAACAAAGCAGTAGGCAACAAATGCGCTACAAAAGTAGGTAAGGTTCGGGCACAACAATTAGCAAACGGTGAACCTGTAAGCGAAAAGACTGTTAAGCGAATGTTTTCGTATTTAAGTAGAGCAGAAGTTTATTACGATGCAGGAGACAAAGAATCTTGCGGATATATTTCCTATTTATTGTGGGGAGGCAAATCTGCAAAGACTTGGGCAGAATCTAAGCTAAAGCAAATCGAACGTGAAGACTTAGCAAGTATGGTTATAGACGAAGACTTTGCAATCATAGACGACAGACTTGCATACGCAACAGAAGACAAAGCTAAAGAGATGGCTAAAGACTTAGGTGTTGAAGGCGTACACGAACACGAATACGAAGGCAAGACTTGGTTTATGGTAGGCGAAACGCACATAGTAGATATGTACGGCAAATGTCCTAAAGGTTTCGAAAAGAAAAACGGTAAGTGCGTAAAAAAGAAATAAGTGAAAAGCAGTAGAACAGGTATTTTAGGTGGCACACGCGCTTGTCTATGTAAAGACGGAACATATAGCATAGACTGTTGTAACGGTTCTATATGGGCGCAAGGCATAGGTAACATAACTAAAGGTAGTGCAGAATTTACTTATAAGTACAGACTAACAAAATGCGTTACAGGTTCTAACTTAATTGCACACGTTGTAGGCACAGAATTAACTGTAGGCAACGTCTACTACTTGGTCTTTGAAAACACGACACACAACGGATGTTACACAGTTACAGAAGTACATAGCGGTAGTGGTCAACAAATAAATACAGTCAGTCTTTATGCCGACTGTACGGCTTGTATAGCAGCGAATTAAAAACGAAAATGCAACAAACAATTTATAAATAAGTTATTATAGTAAGTAAAAACAGAAAAATGAAAGATAATTCAATACTAAACAAAGTAAGAGAACTTCTTGGAATGGAAGTTAAATTAGCAGAAAGACGTCTTGAAGACGGACAAACACGAATCGAAGCAGAAGAATTTGCTGCTGGTTTTCAAGTTGTAATTGTTACAGAAGATGACCAAAGAATTCCAATGCCAGAAGGTGAATATAAACTTGACGGAGAAGAAGAAGAAATTCTTGTAATCAAAGAAGAAGGTATAATCTTTGAAATCAAAAAAGAAGAAGTTGTAGAACGTGAAGAAGAAGTAGACGTTGAAGAAGAAGTTGAAGTAAAAGACGAAGTAGTAGAAGAAGAAATGAACGCAGAGAAACCTGTAAAGAAAACTGTAGAGTCTATTGTAAAAGAAACTTTCTTTAATGAAATCGAAGCTTTGAAAAAAGAGAACGAAGAACTTAAAGCAGAAGTAGAACATCTTTCTAAAATAAACAACAAGGCAGAATTGTCTGAAGATAAAGAAGACGTAAAAGAAGAAGTAGAACTTTCTAACGAACCATCTACTAAACCAATTACGCACAATCCCGAAAACGAACAAAAAACGAACCTAATCGCATACGGTCAAAAAAGACCACAAACGACAATGGACAGAGTTTTCGCAAAACTAAGTAAATAACAATTTTTTAATAAATAAATAATTTCAATTATGGCAGAGCCAACAATCACAACAACGTACGCAGGACAGTTTGCAGGAAAATACATTTCCGCAGCTTTATTGTCTCCAAGTACAATCGATAACGGTGGAGTAACTGTACTTCCTAACGTTAAATTCAAAGAAGTACTACAAAACGTAGCAACTTCAACTTTATTAGCTAACGCAACTTGCGACTTCGATGCTGCAGGTTCAACTGTTACGCTAACAGAAAAAATACTTACAACCAATGAGCTACAAGTAAATATGCAATTGTGTAAGTCACAATTTTTTAACACGTGGCAAAGTTTAGAGATGGGAGCTTCTCAGTTTTCAGATTTACCTAAGTCTTTCTCTGACTATCTTTTAGGATATGTTGCAGGAAAAGTAGCTTCTGAAATGGAAACTACTCTATGGAGTGGAGCAGCAGGGGCTGCAGGTGGACTTACTGACGGTGGTTTCACAGTATTGGCTGCTGCACAAGCACCAGGTGCAAACGTTATTGCTCCTGTTGCAGGTGGTGTTACTGCTGCTAACGTTATTGACGAACTTGGAAAAGTAGTTGATGCAATTAATGCACAGACTAACATCTACGGTTTCGAAGATACAAGAATCTTTGTTTCAAGAAATGTAATGGCTGCTTATGTTCGTGCTTTAGGTGGTTTTGCTGCTACAGGTGCAAACGGTGTAGACAACAGAGGTACAATGTGGTATGCTGACGGTGGAGGTGTTTCATTTGACGGTATCAAGTTGTTTATGGCAGAAGGTCTTGCAAGTGACAGAATGTTAGCTGCACAGATTTCTAACCTTTACTACGGTGTTTCTTTATTGTCAGACACACAAGAAGCAAGAGTAATTGACGTTTCTCAGTATGACGGTTCAGACAACGTAAGAGTAGTTATGAGAATGGCTGCAGGTGCGCAAATCGGAGTAGCTTCAGACGTAATTTACTACGGAGCATAATAATTAACCAGAACTATAATTAAGCAGGAGGTAAAATGCCTTCTGCTTTTTTTGTTCATAAAACTAAAAACAATGGATTGTGATATTAGCAACGGTAGAATAGAGCAATGTAAAGATTCAGTTTCTGGCTTAAAGGCAATTTACATAATCAACTACGACAAATTAAACTCAGATTCAGTTTCATACGAAACTGCAACAGGACAAGAAGACGTTATAGACTTTTGGACTCCTATTGACGATACAGTTTCTTTGAACCTATACAAATACGAATTAAAGTCTACGGCAAACAGTTTTACAACTGCAATTAATTCTTCAAGAGACAACGGTACAACTTTTTTTACTCAAACTTTAGTAGCTAATCTTAAAAGACAAGATGCAGCGACTACTAAAAACGTAAAGCTTCTTGCTTACGGTAGACCTAGAATTGTTGTAAGAACAATGACAGACCAATTCTTCTTAATGGGATTAGACCAAGGCGCAGACGTTTCTGCAGGTGAAATTTCGACAGGTGCAGCGTTAGGTGACTTCAACGGTTACTCTTTAACGTTCACGGCAGAAGAAGAACTTCCTGCAAACTTTATTGATGTATCAAACGAAGCAGGTTTAAAAACTGCTTTCGCAACTGTAAGCGGTGCAGATGCAGCAATTGTAACTTCTTAAAATTCTTCCTTTTCATAGTGTAGATTTAGCACCTTTCGGGGTGCTTTTTCTTTTTACAAAAACACGAAAAGAAAACAGATTTACACTTTTTAAGTTATTATAGTATGGTAATACTTCAAGCAATAGCAACAGAGCAAAGTTTTAGCTTCATTCCAAGAAGCCAAACTTACGACACGCTATTAGTACAGAACGAAGCTACTGGTGTAGAAAAAGAAATTACAATTACAAGTTTTACAAACGGTGACTACTACGATACAATAAACGCTACATTTGTAAACGGTACTTTTAGTCTTATAGAAAACAACTTTTATAAGCTTACACTAAAAAACGGAACTACAACAGTACATAAAGACAGAATCTTCTGCACGAACCAAACGCCTGTAGTCAACTATTCAGTCAATGACGGAGAATACACGTCAAACGTTTCAAATAACGAATTTATAATTTATGAGTAACAACATACACTTACTAGAATTAAGCACTTACGAAGCACCTGTAATAACAGAAAGTAAGCGTAACGATTGGGTAGAATACGGTGAAGACAATAACTACTACCAACACTTGATAGATATGTACACTAATAGCACAACGAATAACGCTATTATAAACAACATAACACGCTTAGTATATGGTAAAGGTCTAAACGCTACAGATGCACAAGTAAAGCCAAACGACTACGCTCAAATGATGGCGTTATTTGGTAAGAAAGACGTTAGGCAACTTGTTACAGACTTAAAACTTTTAGGTCAATGTGCAATGCAAGTAATTTACTCTAAAGACCGTAAGCGTATTGTAAACGTTCACCATATGCCTGTACAGTTATTGCGCCCAGAGAAGTGCAACGAAGAAGGCAAAATAGAAGCTTACTACTATTCAGACAATTGGCAAGAGGTTAGAAAGTACCCACCAAAAAGAATTAGTGCTTTTGGCGAATCAAAAGACGGATTAGA